AATGGTTTGCGGTTCATGTTCTCTGGTTTAGGCAACCTCATCCACGTTCGCAACTCTTCCAATCCCTCTTGTTTCTTTGTCAGTTCTGCAACAGTATTGTTCAAACGATCAATCTGTGCCTGCAAGATCTGAAAGTTGTGATCATTGTTGTTTTGCATCATCAGCATGTTCTTTGCTGCTTTTTGAAACTCCTCTTCAGTCATTAGTATCGATTGGGAATGTTATGTTGTAAATTTAGGACAGCATCACCAGTCAATTGATCTCTAAGAGACATGGCACGACAGTATGCTGCTTTGTGATATTCTATCACATCATCGACACAAGATAGCATCTCTTCAAATACTTGTTTTGTTGAGATTTTTGGATCTTGTAAGTAATCGTCGATAGCATCCTGCATACGACATTTGCGTTGTTGTTCATAGGTCTTGTCAGATCCAATAATTGGTGATGTCACGAATTAAACTCCTCGTTACGGCGTCGGTCAAGGTACTCAATAATTTCACCACGCCATTCTAGCAACTCATGATAACATTTCTGCTCATGTGCATCCTGACGTAGTTCATGATCAGGTTTCAGTACACTTTCATAGAAGATGTAGAATGCATCTTTACGTTTTTCGTGTTTAGGAAGATCCCAATCCATAATTGTTGCGCTGTGTTACAATGATATTTAATTAAGTTTCATGTCCCAAATGTTAACGGAATACGTTTCTTATTGTATGTAATGTCGAAAGAAACGATGATCCTGTTACCTTGTGACACATCAGCGTAGTGCTGCATGAAACTTGGGAATATCATAACACATCCTTCGGGTACTTCAGAAAATCTTTTGATTTCGTTCATATATCCCGAGTTAGGTGACTGTCCATACTGTGAGCAGAACGTGGTAGTATTCTCACCCTCCAGATGGAGGACATAGACACCACTCCAGTCAGCACGTTCGTGCTTATGAACTTGAGTTCTGCCACCATCAGTATAGTTGTTCCACCATAATCCCTCGATACCATATCCATCCTCAGGTTTTTCAAGACCTTTGGTGTTCATCATGTCATCGAGTGGTTTCCATACAATCTCTTCAAGCATATCACCTGTGATGTAGGGATAAGTTTGATGATAGTATGTGCTGGTTGATCCATCCACAGTAACTGTGCTGTTATTATTTTCAGACAGTTTCTTGATAAATGGCATCAACCTTGATTTAATACTAGCATGGTTGTCAACTTCTGTCCAATATACAAATGGACCTTGAAATTCATGGATCATTCTTGTGGTCCCCATCCATCATTCTCAGGGCAAACATCGTCATCATCAACACGATCTACTGATGCAATGTCACAAACTGGCACCTCATGCTCACCACCTACGAGATACCATGGCATGATTTGTCCATGATACTGTGGATGTGCTTGATATTCAGTAGTATACTCTCTATCACCGAGATACATTAGTTCGCTTGGGGGAATATCGTGATCGCGTAACATTGCTTGAAGCTGCAAGTGCGTCAACTCTGGTTGCGTAGGTACTTTCATTATTTCTCCATTCACGTCTCATTTCTTTGTAGGTTTCATCATAGGCAGCAAGGTCTCTAACCTTTTTAAATACGGCAGCAGCTTTGGACTTTTCATTGGTTCTCCAATCTTTCTCCTGGGGTCTGACGGCACCAGAAACTTCATCGTACTTCCGTCCACTGGAATGATTAGCATACCTACGGGCTCTCGTAAAACCCATCTCCAAGAATTTCCTCGCCATGTCCATACCAATGAAGTCTCCTTTGGTTTTAAATCCAAGGAACATTTGGTATATCGTAGCAGAAGAGTTGCGAGCAGCAGCTTCATCTACAAAACGCCAGTGAGCGCAAATGTCGTTAGTGTAAGGGCGTACCAATAACACTCCTTGCTCTCCCCTTCCAATACGATAAAGTTCGCGAGTTTCTGGGTCTGTGAAGTCAAGTTCCTCATAAGGGAGTTCATAACAAAATTCAAGCATGGGTGCTCGACTGGTGCTCTGCTACCCTAGCACAGCGTCAAACTGGTGTCAAGCGTTCTCGAAAATGATGTTGGCACCTTGGTCAAAGACCAGTGCTCTGAAATAATGGTCAGCGTCAGGGCAGTGCTCTAGTGTTGGAAACCACTCAGATGCATTAAGAGTTGCTACTTCATCACTACCATACTCAACACAGCAGTCTCTTCCACCTTTGATTGCTTCAATAATATCCTCTGGACAATAGTCTGCTAACCATGTTAGAACTGTTGTCTTCTTAGCATCGTCAAGTGTTGCCCACTTTGCATTCTCAAAATGTAGCAAACATACATTATTCATTACACAATGACTACCCGCTAACTCATATACTGATAGTGTCTCGATAGTAGTAATCATGGTGTCTCTCCATTGTCAAGTTTTTCTAATAATGTATCAAGTTGTGCTTTAATGTTATCTAAATTATCATGCTCAACAGACCATGCTGTTCCTTCCATCTTCAGTGGTGTGCTTCTAGATGCTGCAATGAATGCTTCAGTGTAAATCTTATCAGTTAGATCTCTGACACACAAGTAACGTGCCATCTTATCTCTGAATTGAGCGAAGAAGAAAGAACTTAATGCTAACCACTGATCTTCATGCTCAAGATATACAGCATCAGGATGATTTACTTTATATACTGCTTCAAATGCCTCAGGTGACATTGGAAATTTAACTGCACTAACCTCAATATCAGCAAATGTACTTGGTAACTCTCTCAATTTTTGACGATATATCTGATACATTGCTTTCTTGTCATCAGAGATAGTTACATCACTGCAGAAGATATAATCTGTCTCAGCAAGTAAGAAGTTACGGGCAAGTCTGATAGATAACCAACTCTCAGTTCTTACCTCACCATACATACGGGACATTTCATCTTGAAATTCTTCCCTTTCAATACTTTCAATGTTAAAGAATATATCTTTGATAAACTCATAGAATGTAGTAGCAGCTGCTACCTCATTCTCTTCCATTTCATAGTCTTTCCACTCATATTGTCCAGTACGGAAGTTTTTGATATGCTTCCTTCTAGTGCAATGATAAGTTGCATTATCATAATAACTGAATTCAACTAGACGATCCTTTTCTGTATCCCATAGAGGATATAATTTAGGAACAACTTCATCCTTCCAATATTGATCAGGAACTACCTTAACTACGCCTCTATACACGATCTGACGATCAGCAAGGACTAGTTGTAGTACAATATTAGGAACATTTGCGTCCGCGACGATACCCATTTTATCAGAATATTACTAGTGCTAGATCTATTTAGAATGCTTTGATCAAATACTTAACTAGCATGTACGGTTCAATAAGTGGAATAACCCTATCAGGATCCAATGCTGCAGTAGGTACAATAGGTGTTGAAGATGATAATGTTAATGTGCTATCGTTTGCAAATATACCTGAGACATATGTAGATCCTGCTTCACCACGAACATCATATTGCTGCACATCATCAGCGACTGCTATTTTACCAGCACTTGGTACAAATACCAAACTAGTCTCTGCTACCTTTTCAAGTCTAAATTCAATGAGACCAAAGTGATCACTATTGCTACCATTATCATTACTACCACTAGCAGCAGCTCTGTTCTGTCTAATAGAGAAACGTGCAGTCTCACTTTGTGCTGCTTCAGGTAAAACAATAGAGTAAGTATACCAATTAGTTGGATTAGTACCTGTTCCAGTTCCATCATAATCAGTATCAACATCAGTTGAATTTGGAATAGGAACCATTGTGCCAATAAAACCAGATCCTGGGAAATTCAAACTTTCATCTGTATTGTAATACAAGAGAAGTTCGTCACCACCACCATCTGGAAGTTCACCGCCATTTTTATTATTACCTCTGCACACCTTAACTGTTACTGCATATCCATCTGATGCATCTATAGTATCAGTTGAAACAAATCTTGTTGCTTGAGTTCCACCAAATTTTAAATATCTCGTTGGCAAATCACTACTGACCAGTGAAAGATTTTCTAAAATTCCATTAACTGTATCACATTCAACAGTTGCATGGTTTCTTACACCAACACCACCATTAATACGAACTCTTGGTGCTTCAGTATATCCAGATCCAGCATTTGTTAGTGTCAATCCTGAAACTACACCGCCAGAAATTTGAACAGTCGCAGCAGCACCTGCGCCACCACCACCTCCAATAAACTCTACTGTTGGAACTTGTGTTTGTGGCAACTTAAATCCACCAGAACTTGTTGTACCAGTGCCACTAGCGAAGAAGTTTACACCATTGTCTTGAGTACCAGATCCATCAATGAAAACGTCTCCAGTAGTTACACCAGTTGTACCACCTTCATATCCAACAATCTTTTTAAATCTAATCTCTGCATATCCATTATAACCTTGGTCAGAAGTGACACTACCATTTGTTACACCATTACCACCTGATCCAACGTTAACAGTGATATTAGATGTACCACTTAATGTTGTCCCAGCTAACTCAAAACGAATATATCCTCCCAATCCACCACCGCCAGCGCCAGATGTCCAACGTCCTCTGTCTTCTGTCGTGGTAACCTTTGCATATCCGTCACCAGAAACAGTATTTCCTGAAACAAGTGATCCAGTATCAAACCAGTCAACTTTAATAGCAGAAATACCTCTTCTACCACCATATCCTTCTTCGTGACCACCAGTACCTTCTTGTCCACCACCTTGACCAGATGTACCACCAATACCAGATCCAGAAGGACCGCAGCCACCGCCGCCGCCTCCTCCGCCACCGCCAGTACAACCATAGTTACCACCAGTGCCACCTGTACCAGTAAATAAGTTTTTATCAGCTTGTACTTCCATAACATCATCGGTAGGACTAGTTGCATCTCTGCCATCTTGACCACATGTACCTTCACCAAATCCACCACCGCCGCCACCGCCGCCAGCGCCACCAATAATTGTGTTAGAGTATTTAAAGATAGATGCAGCA